TCTTCCAGTGCGATGTAGTGATGTGCTTGCCCGACCGATCAATGTAGTCCTTCTTGAACCAGTGATACGGACTGTCTGGGTTGCACGTGCAAAATATGCACGCGCCGGCAATAGACATCTGCGCCAGCGCCATGTCGAAAAAATTGCGAGGTAAAACGGTAACCTCATCAAGAATACCGCCAGCGTACGTCCGCCCCTGGATCGTCGTTGCCATCCGCTCGTCATTCGCGCCAACAACGTCAACGACACAATCAAACAGAGTCATGCAACCGATCTTGTATGCACACGACGTGCGCCCGTATATCCTCTGTAGCGTGGTAACGATGCTGGCTTCCACGCTGTCCATCGTGCGGCCGGCCGCGAGAAACCGCACCGGCCCATGCTCCTCACGCAGGCGCAGGACGTGCAAACCGAATGCTACACAAGCGGAATGTGTTTTGCCTGACCGTTTAGCCCCCTCGAAGATGTTGATCGGCGCGGTCGCCGCTGCGATGCGGCGCGTGCTGATCTCGCTGCCCGTCAACGATTGCAAGATTTTGGTAGCGTCCATGCAACAGCATACTGCATAGTTTTGCCATTGTCCATGCTGCTATTCCGCACTATTCGGCACCGTTCTGCAAGACCGTTGGGCAAAGTCGTCTTGGAAATAGGGCGTCACTTGTCACCATCCAGACTGCCAACAAGAGGGTGGAGAGTACGGGCGGAAGCCGCCCGACTCTCACCCTCAGCGTTCGGAGACGGGTCTTCGCCGTCATTGGTGTCGAGGTTGTTGGCGATGATGTGTTCCGCCTCCAGGTTGTCGCGGATCAACTCGGCAAACTGCCGCCGGGCTGACTCCGAGTTGTCGGCCTCGATGTACTGACAGTGGTAACCGGGCTTGATGAAGCACTCGTACTTCACGCTACGGCGTACCGCGTTCGCCGGAGAACGTTTGCAGCGATTGGAGTGCACGATAGCGTCCTCTTGCTGCTTGAACCGCTGTCCGCAATGGAGACACTTCCACGGCGAACAACCAGCTTCAGGCGACGGCTGAAGCCTCGCCTGATCTGGAGCGTTCGACGGAAAGCGGTCGTGGATGAAGTCCACCAGCATCCCGAGGCGCTCGTGCCATCGGTCGCGGTCTTCCGACTCGCGGCACGGCCCCCACGTCTCGCGCATGTATGCCTTGGCTTCCTCAATCATCTCCTCGCGGGAGAAGGCGCGGCGGCAAGGCTCCGTCGAACCAGTTGCCGCACCGTATTCCGGTGGGCGCGCGGGCTTCTCAGTGTTTGGCATCGGTTGTCTCCAGCCCACCGGAAACGGTGAGCACGTTGTTATACGGCTTCAAGTTCCAGCACCTGCTGGGCTATCCGCCGCTCTGCAATCGCGCAGTATTCCGGGTTGATCTCCAAACCCAAGAACCTGCGCCCCAGTTCCTTTGCCGCTTTTGCTGTTGTGCCACTGCCGCTGAATGGATCGCAAACCAAATCCCCCGCATTGCTCCACGTCGCCACCACGTCGCGCGCCAGCGTTTCTGGCATTGGTGCCGGGTGGTCGCTTGCCGCTCCGCCCACCGCAATGGGCCACACATTGCCGCGCATTCCAGCTTCTGCGCACGTCAGCACGCGCTTGTCGTGCAGTACCCCGTCAGCGTTCTTTCTGCCCCCGGTTAGGAGCGTTTGCCCCGCCTTGGCGTTCTTTCTGTCGCGCAGCATGTTTCCAGTTTTCGGCGTTCCGGCAGAGAAGACAAAAACAAATTCGTAGCACTGGTCATAGCGTGTCGCCGCGTTCTGCGGCAGATAGTTCAGTTTCTGGTAAATCATCGTGTCGTGCAAGTTCAGCCCCAGCCGCTTGAAGTGCAGCGCCTGCTCCATGCTGCTGCCCGTCTCACTGCCGTCCTTTGTCGCATCGGCCACCACCCACACAATCACACCTCCCGGCTTCAGCACGCGCTTCAGTTGCCACGCCACGCCGAAGAAGTCCCAAGAGTGTCCGCCGTAGGTGCGTAGGTCATCATATGGCGGGCTTGTCACCACCAAATCAATGCACTCTCTCGGCAGTTTCCCGAGCAGATCGCAGTTGTCGCCGCAGTGAATCTTGTCTAGTTCAAGCATCTTGTTTCCTCAAAAGTCGGCTCTGGCGGTACACCGTATAACCCGTCGGTCAACACGGACGCGCCAAAAGCGGCGCGCCGGTTACCTAGTGCGTTCGGCCGGCACCTTAGTGTACCCTCCCCTTGCTCTTCTTACGCTCCCACTCCTCCACATCTCTCACCAGCCACCGGTTCAGCCGCCCGCCCACCTTCACCGGCTCAGGAAACTTCCCCTCCTCGACCCAGTGCCGTACCGTGTCACGATGCACCATGTACCGCCGCGCTAACTGCTTCCCCGTCAAGAAGACGTCAGTCATCTCATCCCCTCAAAGAGTATCCAAAAAATTTTTCGCCTCATGCCTTGTCGCCGGCCGTGAAAGTCAAAAAAAATCTGTGCAACTCTATATAGGCACATACCGTGCCAAGGGGGGGGTTACGGTCAAAAACAATAGCTAACATAAGATTTATTATGCATACATGCCCTAAAACGCACCAGAATGCCCTACGAAGCGCGTTTGTTTTTGACCCCTGATACAGGGCATTTCGGGTTGTTTCCCAAAAACGATCTGGCTTTGTAGGGCATCGTAGCGCGTTTCCGCTTCGGTTACCTATGGGCCTTTTGCATGCCCGCGCGCCTGTTACCGACAACACCCCCATGCATATGGTCAATACGTCCCTTCCCCCTATGTCCCCCTTATCAGAGTTCATCCGCATCAAACTCCCCATCATAGACAGACGTGTGAGGCAGCAGTTGCTCGGCTTTCCCTATCTGTTTGACTACTTGCGCTGGAGTTGGTGGCACCTCGCGTTGTGTGAAGTCAAGTGGATGACCTGCGTGCAACATGTGTACACGGCGTGCCGCACGTATGAAGTCATCGCAATGGCAGACGATAAGGAAGCCATCTTTCCCACCCATTGACAGCGTAACAATAGGGATGCAATCCTCGCCAGCCCGCAGTGATTCCGTCTTCATTGACGCAAGTTCTGCATACACTTCATGGTGCAGTGACATGAAGTTCTGGATCGAAAAGTATTGTGATGCAATGGCCCCTTGGGCATCGCTTGACTGCCGGCGTTTGGCATAGAAGTAGCGAGCGACCATACGATCCAAAATGTCGCGTTCTTCTGGCGCCAACTTGAAGGCGAGTCTGCGCCCGCCTCTTGCTACGCGCCGCATGGATTGTCCTTGTGTGAGAGTTTAAGGCGTGCGAGTTTCCGGCGCATGGGCTCGACCATTTCGGGGCGATTGTCATAGTGTTCTTGCAGGCGGAGTTGCTGCTCAAGCACGACAGGGTCGTCGTAGGGCTGGATGGCAACGATGCCGGAGAGTTTACGTTCGGGAGTCATATTTGCGGCTCGTTTAGTGTGATTTTTGGTCGGTCATGATTTCCCCTTTTGGTCATCCATAGCGGCCCAGACCTTTGCGGCATATGCTTCATTTGCGCCTTTCACGAGGCTGCCGTGGTACTTCTCGCACGCATTCCACCAGCTACCGCCGGCGCGTTCGAACATGAGCAGCAGATACGCTTTGGCGACGGAGGCATTGACGGTCGGGTCGGCCAGGTCGTATTCGATGCCGATGTCCATAAGGTGGCCGACGCGGATGAGTTCAGCGACAGCCCTTTGCGTCACGCCATAGCGCCCGAATGAAACGCCGTCTTCATGTGCGTCAATATCTCGATCTTTTGATTCGACGTGAGCGATTGCGTGCAGGATGTTGGCGCACAGGATTGGATCAGGCGTGCGAGTAGTGGCATGTTGCATTGGTTCCCCTTGTAGTTTGCATGAAAAAGCCACAAAAGCCATAAAAACGCCCACAACGCCACACAAGGCGCGTTTGTTGCCCACGAGCCATCTTATACCCCTGCGCTGTTTTTCGCGCCGTTTTGAGGCCATTGCGTTTGTTTTTTGGGCATTGTTGCCCTTGCGTGCGGTCATAGTTGCACTCCTTGGATCAGTTTGGTTACTTGCGACAGGCTTCGGCACACGTGTACCGAGTGGTCCAGCGCGTGGAGTTTGGCGAAAAGGTGTGCCTGTTCTGGCGACAGCTTGCCCTTCGCGGTTTTCAGTTCGATCAAGAGCGTCTTGCCCGCCGGCCCGAGCGCGATAATGTCCGGCCACCCGATTGGATTGCCGCGTGCGGCTTGACCTGGCATATGGAAGTACGCCCAGCCCAGACGCCTGAGCAGGGCTTCCACGGCGGTCTGCAACGCTTTTTCGGACGTTATCGGCACCGGCTCGGATTCTTGCGCGGGGGTTTTGGTAGTTGCCAATTGCGAGTATGCTTGGAGTTGCAGCGCCTGGGGCAGGTCTTCGATTCGCATCCTCATCGTGATCTCGCGGTTGCGCCGGACTCGTCAAGGAAATCTTGATGGCGGCACTTGGCCTGGTATTCCATTTCGCGTTGTTCACGGCGGAGGTCATCTGCCTCGCCGTCTTCCTCGATGCGATCCTTGAGGGAGTCGGCGCGTTGTTTCAAGGCGTCCAGCGCGTCGAGGGAGGGGGTCAGTTCTGGCGTGATCATTTTGTGCTCATTGTCAGGGTTAGGATTATCGTTTCCAAGGTTTCCGTTTCCAAAGGCTTTCTCTGTTCTTCGGTTTCCAAGGGCGGGGTATATATCTCTTAAGAGATATACCCGCCTTGGAAACCGTTCTGTATAGGGTTCAGTTTCCACGGTTTCCACCGGTTTCCACAGCGTCGCTGTAAACCGGTTGCAGCTTGCCGGTGGAGCGAATTGTCTGGGCGTTGTTGACCGTGCCTTGTGTCACGGAAATGATCCCCCCGGCGATGGCAGAGGATACGTAATTGTAAGCAGTCGAT